GTAGATTTGGATGGGCTGAGAGTAAAGGTTGATGCGGCGTTGTTTGGATGGGAGCCTGCTGCAATCTATGACCCATTGTTGTTTGTTCGAGGTGGGTTGATCGAGCTCAAAGATGGCGTGCTGTGGTGGCAGGATGAATATAGCACCCAAACCGATAAGCGAAATTAGGAGTAGCGATGTTTAACGATGAATTTGATGGTCAGGGCGGCAGTTATATGATTGACCCTATCACAGGAAAGCGTGTACGCGTACCTGAAGAGGGAGAGGAGGATTTGAAAGTAAAAGTCCCGCCCGAAGAAACCAAACCCGCCGAAAAGGGAGATGAAGCAGCATGAAATCATTACGACAAATTCTATTGGCGAAGGTTGAAACCGTCTATGGCACAGACTCAGTTCCAGTGGGCGCAACCAATGCGATGCTGGTACAAAACCTGAAGATTAACCCGATTGTGACTGCCAGTGCCGAGCGTAAAGTGGCTTTGCCTTATTTTGGCGGCGGCGGTAAGGTGATTACCGAGCGTCATGCTGAGGTCAGTTTTGACGTGGAACTCTCGGCAAGTGGCACGCTGGGCGTTGCGCCTGGTTGGGGGGTATTGCTCAAAGGCAGCGGGATGTCGGAAACGGTATCGGCGGGTGTGAGTGTGATTTACGCGCCTGTTTCTGCGTCGGAACAATCATTAACCTTTTATGCTGGGGTTGATGGTGTCAACTATAAAATCGTGGGTTCACGCGGGTCTTTTACGGCTAAACTAAACGCAAAGGGCGTACCCATATTGTCGTTTAAGTTTACGGGATTATATGCCCCACCAACCGATACTGCACTCCCATCCGTCACGCTAACTGCCTTTACTGCGCCCTTGGCGGTCAATGCTCAAAACACGACGGCATCGCTGCATGGCTATGCTGCATTGTTATCTGATTTTAGCTTTGATATGGGCAACAAGGTGGTCTATCGTTCGCTCATCAACGGCGAAAATGTGGTGTTTACAGATCGTGCAGCATCAGGCTCTATCACCATGGAGCAACCCACCATGGCTGCCAAAGATTTCTTTGCCGCAGTCACGGCGGGAACTAAAGGTGCATTGACCTTGACACATGGTGTCGTGGCAGGTTCAAAGGTTAAAATTGATGCCCCTATGGTACAAGCGACCGATGTACAGTTATCTGATCAGGATGGTATCCAGATGATTCAGATGCCGTTATTGATGTTGCCCAATACGGGCAATGACGAGTTGGTGATTACCTGCCTGTAGTTTGTTTTTTGCTGGTTTCTATCTAAATAAGGCGGACTGTGTTCCGCCTTATTTTCTTTTGCGCGCACGCGTAGGATGTGCTCTGTCATTAACGGAGTACATACCATGTTCAAAATTAGCGTTTCCCCCAGTTATTCCTATCCTGTCACCGTCGATTTACCTGGTGCGCGTGTCAAGCCTACGTTTGATGCGGTCTTTAAGCGTCTTCCTCAGTCTGAGTTGGATGTATTGATCGAAAAAGTCAAGTCAAATGAAATGGATGATGCAGGCTTTGTGCGCGAAGTCTTGGTTGGCTGGAAGGGTGTATCGGATGAAACTGGTGAGTTGGTGTTTTCCGAGGAAAATCTGTCCTCATTATTGAATGTCTATCCCGTCGCCCGCTGTGTTGTAGAAGCATTTTATGCCAGTTTGACAGGGGTAAATGCAAAAAACTAGCCGATGCCGCTCGGCATTGGGCGCGAGGCGGCAAGATTGATCCTGCCTTGCAACGCGCCCAATTACAGCACGATGCGGACATGTTTGGCATGTCTTTTGAGGTGTTAGAGCAAGCGTCGCGTGAGCTGGACGGCAATGATGAATCCTCGGGAGGATTTGAGGTGTGGTCAGAAAATGTAGTTGCGTTGGAATGTTTCTTAAAGTGCCGTACCCAGTGGAGAGTCAAGATTACCGAGTCTGGGGCGATGATCTGGTTAGGGCTGGATTATGTCGGCGCACAGGTAGTGCTGAAGTCTTTGGTCAAAAATTGGAAAGCGGTTTTTAAAGACATTCAGGTCATGGAATTCGCGGCACTCGAAGTGCTTAACGAAAAAAAGACTTGATAAATAGGACGGCAGCGACGGGGAAGATAAAAACCACCACGATACTGCCAAGGGATTTGGGTAGTGCCAATGCCAACAAGCCTACTGCGATCATCACTAAAAAAGCGGCAAGGGTAGTGCCTATATAGGCTTTGGTTGCATCAAACATAATCTGATTGGGTAAAAATAATGAGTGCTAGTTTAGTTGAAGTCGGGTTTGTACTCAAGGCTCAGGATGATGGGAGTTTTTCGGGGACGATCAGGGCTGGACAAGATGCGGTTAAGCAACTAGGCGCGGCGGGGCAGCAGGCGGGTGACCAAGTGCTGTCTGGGTCGAATCGCGGGCGTGAAGGTGTTTCGCAATTGGCGGCGGAGTCGGACAAGCTGTCTTCAGCCATTCAGCGCGTCGGGCATTACGGCGCGTTGGCATTTGGATTTGCAGAACTTAAAAGCGGTGTGGGCGAGTTGGTCAATGCTGCAACCTCAATGGATCGGTTCAATAACGTCATCGCGATTGCAACAGGGTCTGCTAAAAATGCCGCGATTGAATATGACTATATTCGCGGTTTATCTCAAAAACTTGGTTTAGAGGTGACGGGGACGGCGGCGGCGTTTGCCAGCTTCTCCGCAGCATCGCGTGGCACATCGTTGGAGGGCGAAAAAACCCGTGCGGTATTTGCGTCTGTATCGGGTGTGACCGCCAAGATGGGCTTGGATGCTGAGGCAAGCAAGGGTGTCTTTAATGCGTTATCCCAAATGATGAGCAAGGGCGTGGTATCTGCCGAAGAGTTCCGCCAGCAATTGGGTGAAAGATTGCCGATTGCGACTGAGGCAGGCGCACGCGCCATGAAGGTGACTACGGCGGAATTTACCAATTTGCTGAATTCTGGCAAGTTGCTATCAGAAGACTTTTTGCCTAAGTTTGCCGCTGCACTGAATGAAGTGGGTGGTGGAGCGGCAGTGAGTTTGCAGGCTGACTTGAATCGTTTGTCGAATAACTGGACGGCTATCAAGCAGAATATGGCAGATGCCGCGCCACTGCATTCGGTGGCGAGTGTATTGGTGAGCTTGACAGGCAATACGCAAGTTTTGACGGCGGGGGTGTCGGCTTTGACAGTGGGTATTGCATCGTTGTCTGCGGGTAAATTGGTTGATTATTTGTCCAATGCGACGGTGGCGATGACGACTAAAACCGCCGCGACCACTGCCGCTAAGGAGGCGGCTTTGGCTGCGGCAGAGGCGGATATGGCGCAAGCTACTGCTGGGCTATCCGTGGCGCGGACTCATAGCATGATTACAGGGTCTAGCGCGGGCGTGACGGCGGCTTTGAATGCCCAAACGGCAGCGCAAGTGCGCTTAGATGCAGCACAGGCGGCATCGTCAGCGTCGGCTGGCGTGCTACGCGGGGCAATGGCATTGATCCCCAGTCCATTAACCGCAATTACCTTGGTTTTAGCTGCGGGCGCAGCGGCATGGTCGCTTTGGGGTAATTCCGCTGAAGAGGCGGGTAAAAAAGCGAATGCTGAACTCAATGCAATGCGTCAACAAGCCGCTGATACCGGGGCGGACATGCGTAAATTGTTGGTGCAAAAGCGCGAATCTGTCTTAGCTGAATTACGTGACCTGAGTAGTCGTAATGCAGGTAGCGATGAGGTGAAAGAAAAGGTTGTCATGGCGAGAATGCTTGCCGAGCAAATTCATAACCTTGACTTGCGAGAACAAAATCTAAAAGCAGCAACTGTAAAGGAAAGTGATGCGTGGGGGAAATTCTATGCCACAAAGGCAGAACAGCATAAGAAACAACTAGAAGAGTTGGATGCTCTTTATAAAAATGAGCAAGAACGCTTCAAGGGGCATCAAGATAAGCTGACTCAATTGGCAAGTGAATATCAGGTTAAGCGCACCGAGATTGAGGCAAAGTTTTCCAAAAAATCTATTGCTGATAAAGCCAAAAATGAAAGCCAGATTGAAGCCACCTTGAAATCATTGCAGGATGGTGCGGTTAAAAAGGCATTGGAAGACTCTGGTTATTCTGCAAATGCCGCTGCGGCACAAATAAAGGTGTATGAATTAGCCGCCAAGCGCGCCTCTAAAGAACAGATTGACCTGGCGCAAAGCGCGGTTGACCAGATACGTGCGTCGGATGAACAAGCCAAGGCGACCAAAGCCGCTACTGCGGCTTGGGACGACGCGGGTAAGTTGTTGGCAAAGCATAGCGAGCTGGCTAAACAAGCCGTTGAACAACAGGTTTTTTTAACGTCTCTGGAAGGGAAGAGTGCGGTCGAGGTTGCCAAGCTGAATGCCGAGCGTACCGTTCAGTTACAAATTGAACGTGAACTTGCGGCTTTCCGCGAAAAGTATAAAGACAACCCCGCAGCGGCGGATGCAGGTGTGTCGGCAATCAAAGCGCAGATGCCTGGCATTATCAGTGCCACGGGCAGTGCGGCTGGACAGTCTGAGTTAGACAAGTTTGGTCGGCAACAAGGCAACTTAGCTGACCCTAGCAAGGCTGAAATGGCGAATTATCAGCAACAACTGGAAATGTTGAAGCAAGCCAACGAGCAAAAGTTATTGACTGATGCGGCGTATAAATTACGAGTAGAAGCTGCTGAGAAGGCTCATCAGGTCAGTATGGTGGCGATTGGTCGTGCGGGTCAGATGTCTTTGACGCAGTTTGAGCTTTTAAACTCCAAGACTAAATTTGCTATTGTGGTAGGTGGCTTGCAGGATATTTTAGGCGCGGCGGCGCAGCATAATCGTGCCGCATTTGAGATGAATAAAGTCGCTAAATTAGCTGAGGCTGTGCCAATTGCCTATTCTTCGGTGATGAAGGCGTATGACTTTGGGTCAAGCTGGGGGGGTCCTGTGGGCGGTGCAGCAATGGCAGCGGTCGCTGCTGCTGCGCAGTTTGCGAACCTAAATGCGATTGCTTCGGCAAGTTTTGGTGGTGGGGGTGGGGGCGCATCTGCTGGTGGTGGAGGTGGTACAGGCACGGGCGCGATGCCAGGGCAAACCACCAATAATAGTGTGCCTTATTCCGCAGGGCAGAACGTCACCCAACAATCCGCCGCACCACAAGTGCATATCACCGTACAAGCCCTAGACCCATCATCAGTTAGTCCGATTCATTTGCAAAGTATTGCCGATACGCTCGCGCCTATGCTTAATCAAACTATGTCGCGTAATGGGCAAAACATTCAGGTAATGGTGTGATATGACACTGATATATCAATATGGATTTGGTGTCATGCTGTTTGGCATTGGAGGTTTTGGTGGCTTTGACGAGTTGCAAAATACGACAGTGTTTGATGGCAGTGATGCACCAATTATCGCTTACCAAAACGAGTTTGAAGCGGGGAGCGGATATAACATAACCGTTGGATCAGAGTCATCTGTATCCCCTTTATCATTGGCATTTGATGCTGATTTGCTGACGACGGCAGAGGTGAACAGCGCGCTAGGAGTGGATTACTCAACGAATAATGTTGCCTTGTATTCTGAAAATTTGGATAACAG